GACCACTACCCAGTTGAGAAATATCCAATGAACAATGACAAGCTAGTCGTCGGAAATGTACTGATAACGGGTCGCAAGATTGAGGAACTTATATCAAAATAGCTACATATCCCCTATCTCTTACTCTATGGCATACGAGGTAGGGATTTTGGTGTAATTAAAGTTATCCACAGGTAAGGGTATTGACGAATTATTAATGATCTGATATAATGGAAAAACGATTTTAGAAAATATCACCTTCATTTATGTCTGATGATATTTTAGCAACAATTACAACAAGAACCATCAGCTCGGGCAATTGATGTAAAACAAGTCCGCTAAACATAAAAAAGATTGAGGGGTATTTGCGAAAGGTGGGAAAATGGCTGACACCTCACCACCCACCCTTTAGAAATGTCCCGCAGTCTTTTACTATCATATTGTTGTATATATAGGTCCCTGCCACGACCCCATCTATTCTAATGGGTTGAGGTGTCTGCACTTAATTTACATATTATTCCAACATATTTGTAATTTTTTGTAACTCTTTCTCTAATTGATTTTTCTGATTTTGAAGCATCTTTTTACGAGACTCGCTTATGGGTCTTTTTTGTGCTTCAAATTTTATAGTTGTGTCTCTATTTAGAGAATCAAATATTTTTTTTTCAACTTCTTTTTGAAGTTTGTTTAATTTCATGATATAGTATTAGTAATAATTATTGGGGGATTGAATCTTATGGACGATAAAATCCAAAAATTAACAGCAAAAAACAAACAGTATTTTAAAAATTCACTATCCGAGTTCGTGTATTATAGAACCTACTCCAGATGGACTCCTGAAAAAAATAGAAGAGAAATTTGGGAAGAAACTGTGCAGAGATATGTAAATTATATGGAAGAAAATCTCGGAGATAAACTTACCGAACAGGAATATTTAGAGATATATGATTACATTTTAAACATGAAAGCAATGCCCTCTATGAGATTATTGTGGGCTGCAGGGAAGGCTTGTAGAAAAACTAATGTATGTGCCTATAACTGTTCTTTTATTGCCCCTACAAAGCTCGGAGATTTCGCAGAGATTATGTATCTTTCCATGTGCGGCACAGGAGTGGGGTTTTCAGTGGAGAAGAAAACAGTAAATCAACTTCCATTAATAGAGAGACAGGGTTTAGGCAAGAAAGCCTTACCCCATACCATACAAGACAGCAAAGAAGGCTGGGGGGATGCTCTGACTTATGGAATAAATCTTTGGTTCGATGGAAAGGATACTGATTTTGATTATTCTAAAATAAGACCCGCAGGTGCAAGACTTGAAACTATGGGCGGACAATCGTCTGGACCAAAACCGCTAATAAATCTTTTGAAGTTTACTCGCAAAAAAATATTGGCTAGGCAAGGTAAAAAATTAAGACCCATTGATGTTCACGATATTGTATGTAAAATCGGAGAGATAGTTGTTAATGGCGGAGTCCGAAGATCTGCTGAAATCTCGCTATCAGATTTAAATGATGAAGAAATGAGATATGCTAAATTTGGTAAGTTTTGGGATAAAAATCCTCAAAGGTCAATGGCAAATAATTCTGCTGTTTATAATAAAAAACCTACTTCCCAAGAATTTCTTCAAGAATGGACTTCCCTTGCTTTAAGTGGCTCTGGAGAGAGAGGAATTTTTAATCGAGGAAATATAATTTCTAATTTTCCAGAGAGACGACGAGCAATTAGCAACAATCATATAGAAACTATGGGCACAAATCCATGCGGAGAGGTAATCTTAAGAAACAAAAGTTTCTGTAATCTCTCTGAAGTAGTCTGTCGTGAGGATGATAACGAAAAATCTTTGATGGATAAGATAAGAATTGCTACAATCCTTGGGACATATCAATCCTCTCTAGTTTATTTCCCCTATCTTTCTCCTGAATGGAAAAAGAATTGTGAAGAGGAAAGACTTTTGGGGGTTTCTCTTACTGGTCAGTGGGACTGTTTAGTTCTGAGAGAAGACGATAAAAAATCTAATAAAAGTTTATTAAAAAAACTAAGAAAATATTCTGTAAAAATAAATAAAGAATATGCAAAGAGATTTGGGATTAACCAATCTTCTTGTGTTACTGTTGTAAAGCCTAGCGGTACTCTAAGTCAATTGGTAGACGCTTCAAGCGGTATGCATCCTCGTCATTCCAGATACTATATCAGAAGAATTAGGATTATGGGGAAGGACCCATTATTTAAAATGATAAAAGATTCTGGCTATCCTTATCATCCTGAAGTCGGTTTTACTATGAAAACTGCTACAACTTTTGTATTGGAATTTCCTATCAAGGCTCCAATATCTTCTGTTTTTAAAGATGATCTAAGTTCTATCGATTTATTAAAGTGGTGGAAATCTTTGAAAAAGAATTACACAGAACACAATCCATCGGTAACTGTATCTGTCGGAGACGAGGAGTGGATTAATACTGGAAACTGGATTTATGAAAATTGGGATATAATCGGGGGACTTTCATTCTTGCCCCGTGATAATCATATCTATGAACTCGCTCCTTATGAAAGTATAACTAAAAAACAGTACGATAAAATTGTAAATAAACTTCCTAAAATAGATTTTTCTAAAATTTTAGAATACGAAAAAGAAGATACGACTCAAGGTGCGAAGGAACTTGCTTGTACAAGTGGTGTGTGTAGTATTGATGACTATATTCCTTCTACCTATCCCTCACAATCATAGGAGCCTTCCTTGCTAGAATCTGTCGTTTCATCTGAATAATTTGTACCACAATAATCACAATAATTTTGTGGTGGTCCAAACCAGTTACCGCATATATCGCACTGATACTTATTTTCACTCCACGAAAACCATAGGGAACTTTTACTTTGTATTACATAAACATCAGTTTCCATAGTTGACACATTTTTTACCCAGGAGTATAATTATTTTAATATCTATGTAACCCTCTTATACTACATAGATATTCGTTTACGTTTCTAGTGTAGAGACAAAGGACTCTGTAAATGTATATGTCTTACTAGCGATGTCTGAGGGGACTATAAAGCTCTGTTGGTTTTATTATGTCTGTCCCTTCGCTGGTTTGTATACGAAATCAGAGTTTTTTGTTTTATAAAGTATATAAAAATTTTAGCAAAATATGTTTTTCAGCTTTTGCATATTCATTTTTGTCTATTAATTTATTAAAATATCTTAGTATCTTGGATTTTTTGTATTTTTTATTTGAAATTATTTCCGCAAAACAAACATAGGAACTCCAACAAGGATTTACTTCTTGTATTTTATTAAATTTTTCTAGTAACTCCGTGTTCGCCATCTAATTATATGTTTTTTCTTTTCCTTATGTTCGATTGTCTCTTTTATATTACCCATAGAATCGGTAGTTTTATTCTTTAGATAGTTTAATTTTCTAGGTGTAGCTTTATTTATACCTATATTGACTGCAAGATACTCTAGGGCAGAACGAAAGTGGGATGTATAGTCGTGTATTGGTTTTATAATTGCGGTAGTACTTTGTGATGTATCTTTTCTTTCTGGGTATCTAGCTTGCTTTATACAATCTAGGAAGTATTCATTCCCCTCGTTTACACTCAATACTCTTAAAATCATTTTTGTAGCTTCTCTTCTTGGGGGAAATCTTTTTGATTTTTCATTTGTAAATACATATACTCCCGCCTTTGCCAATTCACGGATTACGGAAGTATTAGTAACAGCAGATCTTTGCTTTCCAGCAGGGTCTCCGAAATGTCTTGCTTGTTTCCATTTGGAATGTTCTTTGATTTTTTTCTTTTCTGGCGATGTATATTCATGTTCTTTTCCCACAGGGATTTTCCCTGTATAAAATGGGATATAGAAATCTATGATTTTATTTTCGTTATAGTATGTGTCTATCACATAAACTTGTTTTGTATGGGGGTCTTGCTGTGCCCATCCTATAGCCGTAGGATCTTTAAGTCCATAATCTGTAAAGGTATATAATGGGAAGCTAGGATTATAGGGATATTTTCCTACAGGGACTAACTCGGACTCTTCGTATACTTTACCCCTTCCAGTAACTTCATATGAAATATCTATTTCTTGTGCTACTGTTTCTGCCGACTTAGTTTCTATTTGTTTTTTATACCATTCTTCATTTCTTTCAGGATGCTCTCTCCAGTAAATAGTTTTCACATCTATCTGCTTAGAAAATCTTAATGTCCTAAAAAATGTGTGGGCTTTAGGGGTGGATACTGGAATTTTTACTTTAGTCGCTTCGGAAACGGACATCCATGAATCGTATGCTGTTTCCC